GTGTTGGTGCCTGGTGTTGGTGCCTGGTGTTGGTGCCTGGTGTTGGTGCCTGGTGTTGGTGCCTGGTGTTGGTGCCTGGTGTTGGTGCCTGGTGTTGGTTCCAGGGTGGGGTCCCTATATCGGTTACAGCGGTAGCGGTTCATGTCAGATTCATTCCGTGTCCCCAGGTTGGAAACCGTAAAGTATATATATGCGTCTCTATAAATCAAATATTGTCAGAAAGAATCTGAATTCTTCTGACAGTAAAGAGGTGATATAAATGACAGGTGAAATTGTGTGGATAAAAAATTGTAAGGAATGCGGTAAAAGGTTTAAAGGGGCAAGAAACAGTGTTTATTGTCCCGATTGCGCCCTTAAAAGGGCTAAACAAAGTAAAAAAGAGTACCTACAGCGAAAAGCCCCTGTAGGTACAGGCTCACTTGGAGCCAAACCCAGGAACAACTATCACGATGAGTACATCGTGATACAGAGAGAACTGAAAAGGGTGGGGTTAATCTCCACCCAAGAGCTTGCCAGGCGTTTAGCAAATAATCCGTTCTAATCTCTATTCATTTTTTTTTATTCCAGTTCCCATATTCATTTTTTACCAATATCGATAACTGCAGTGGGTGTTGAACTCACCCTGGGAACTCACCCTGGGAAAGTACGGGCGGGGTTGGGGTTCGGGGCAGGGAGGCTCGGCTCCGCCTCGCCTCGGAAAATGCACCAAAATTCCCTTATATTTAAGGGGGGGGTTGACCCTCCTCGTGGGGAAAAAATTCGTACGGGTGTGGTGATGTGTTTTTTGTGTTTGGTGTTTGTTTTTTTTATTGTTGTTTTTTATTTAGTATTGTTTGGTTGTTGTGTGGGGTTTGATTGTATGAGTTGATGTTGATGGGTTTTGTGGGTTGTGGTGTTTGGGTTGATTGTGTGGATTATTTTGTGGATGTTTATTCTCAGTTTGATGGGTTTTGTGGTAGGTTTGGTGGTTGAGTTTCTTTGTGATTTTGGTAGGTTTGAGTTTGTGGTTTTGGGTTTTGTTGGTGGTTGGGTTCCTGGTGATGTGTTTTGGGGTTGGTTTGGTGATTGGGATGTGAGGGTTCAGGATTTTGTGTTGTGTTTGTTGTGTGTGGTGTTTGGGTGTTGGGATGATGTGCGGTTGAAGTCTGGTTTGTGTAGTCGTTTTCTGGGTGATTTGCGGGTTGGTGTGGTTCGTGGTTTGTTTGGTGATAGTTTGTTGAGTGAGTTTTATAGGGTGGATTAATCCTTTTTTTCTTTTTTTTATTTATTTCTTGGTTGTTGTATGTTTTGTTTTAGTGTTTTCTGAGTTTTTTGGTGGTTTTGTTTTGTTGTTTTGGTTTGTTGTTATTGTTTTGTTTTGTTTTATGTGGTTTGTGTGATTTGTGGGTGTTTTGGGGTATATGTATTGGTGTTTTCTTGATGGTTTCTTCATGGTTTTTTATTGTTTTCTTGGGATTTTTCTTGGGATTTTTTATCCTGTAATGGGGGTGGTGAGGGGGTGGTGGTAGGGTGGTGGTAGGGTGGTGGTAGGGTGGTGGTAGGGTGGTGGTCGTACTGTAAAGTTTATATGATTTATCTGAACTTTTTCACCTTAAGGTGAAGGGGCATAACTTGGAGTCCCTCTAATAAGTGGAATGGAGTTGATACAAAGTGATTTATGTTGTAACCAGGCATGATGCCACTATAGAATGGATTAAGAGTATTGTTAAAGGGCGTGTTAGGGTTGTCCCACACCTTGATAATGATTGCATATTACAGATGAAACAGGGTGATATAGTATATGGGATTCTACCTATACACCTGATTAAGAGGCTGCTGAGAAAAGGAATCACATATTATCATGTGGTTTTACCAAACATACCATTTGAGTGTAGGGGTAAAGAATTAACCCTTAGCCAGATTAAAAAGTTCGGTGGACAGATATGGAAGATTAATAATATAGATTGTGAGATGGTGAGATGAATGGTTAGATGTACCAGTATTCATGTGGATGAGTGTGTATTTTTTACTTGCCAGATGTATGGTGAGTGTTTTATTTACTTAAGTGATGATGAACTCAGGGATTTAGGTTTTAGTGATGATGATATAAAGAGGTGTAGGTGAATGTTATTCTGCCTATTTTAGAGTTGGTAGGCATTTTAGTTGTATACATTTTAGTAGGAGGTGAGTATAGTGGAGACTGGTGATTTCTTGGCTGGTTGTTGCTTTGGTATCATCCTGTTGGTTATTCTTTTACTACTTGGTGCTTAAATTTTTTTAAATGTAAATTATATTTTTTCCCTATTTTTCTCATCCTTGAATATTCATATCAAGGGTGGGGGTAGGGTGGAGGTAGGTGTGATATGTTTTATGGTACTGTTGTTGGTGAAACTTATAGGGTTGAATTGGATTTGTATGATGGTGTGCCGGTGTTTATGGAAAAGGGTGGTCTTAGTGGTAGAGGTGAGCATGGTAATGTTCTTTTAATGACTGATAGTGCTGGTGGTAAAATTAAGGGTGTTTGGAGGGATACTAAGAGTAAGAGGAGTGTTGCTGAGAGGGTTAGGAGGATTCATGGTTTAGTTCATCCTGAGAGTGGTTATTATATTGTGGAGGTATCAAGGTCGTATTTTGATTTTGGTGATTGTGATGAGGAGGATGTGACACTGGTTACGATTGGTAGGGTGATGGGTGTGTATGAGTATAGTATGGAGGTTACTGTTTTGTATAGTTTTGTGTTTAATAGTGTGGATTTTGATGAGGAGGTATTGAAGATTCCTGAGTTCTTGAGGGAACCTGTTAGGGTGGCTTTTGAGAATTGTTGGAATAAGTATATTGAACCTTTGTATATTGTGTAGTTAATTTTATATACCTGGATGATTAAATAACATATTGTAAGAATTAGTAGGAGGTGGATGGAGTATGCCAGAACTTGATTTCTATGCTGTAGTTAGAGGAAAATATCAGATAACAGTACCAGCAGCAGTCAGGTGGATTGAAGACATTGAAGTAGGCGATGTTGTTCATGTTACTATTGAGAAAGTGAATAAAAAAGGTGTGGATTCTGATGTGGCTGTGGCTGAAGGGAAATAAACCACCACACCTTTAACCCTTTTTTTATAAACCATGATTTAGGCTTGTCTAAATTTATAAAACAATTCAAATATTGAGGTGAATAAATCATGGTTCCCACATTTAAAGTAAAAGATTATATAGGAATTAATGGAGTTGGACTAAACCAACTAATACACCCACATTTTGAAAAATGGTTCGATTATATAATTAATGAATATGAAAAACCAGAAAAGAATAATGTAATTTTTTTACCATGTGCTGCCATTAAACCATACAATAATTCCCCATTACATAAAAAAATAAATGAAGTTCTCTCAAAATATGAAAATAATCTACACAAAGTTGTTATTTCTAATGCAGGTATTATACCTTATGAATTTATTGAATATTATCCATTTGAATCCTATGATTGGAATCCTGCATTTGAAGACAATATTAGCAAAGAACTATATTATAATACGACATTAGTACGATTAAGATTATTTTTAAAAACTCATAAATATAGAGAATATTTTTCTTACCTTAACCCTGATTCATTATCATTTAAAGCACTAAAAAATGCATGTAAAACATTTAATTATAATTTACATCATCCTAAAACAATTAAATTAGATTACAAAAGAAAAGACCCTGATTTACTACTTATTCATCCTAAAAATTTAGACAATTTAGACAATTTATTAAAACAGGTGATTAAACTATGAAATATTTTTTCGGTGAAACACCACAAAACCAACTAAACATAGACCATGACATGGTAATGGATAGTGCACTATATTATTACACTAAAAAAGACCCTAAAATTAAATATAATTATAACACTCTTTTTATGGATTCAGGTGGGTATGCTCTTATTAACAAAGATATTGACTTAGATAAGGACAGAATCCTGGATATTCAATCCTTAAATAATCCTGATTATGTAGCACCACTGGATTATCCTGCCAACCATTCATATCCTGATAGTGTTAACATTAAAAGATGGAATATTACTTTAAATAATACTGAATATTGGGTAGAAAACACTACCATGAATGTCGTGCCTGTAGTTCATGCTTGGAATTCCACAGTTCTAATTGATAATATTAAATCTTTAAGTAAATTTGATACGGAATTTATTGGAATCGGTAGAATATCCAGATCAGATAGAATCCTCAACAAAGAATTGTTGAATAATTTGATGATAATTCTAAAGTTTTGTAAAGAAAATGGATTTAAAACTCATTTCTTTGGGTTTGGTTCATCGCCTATTACTTACCATTTAGGTGCATATATGGGTTTTACTACTACTGATTCAGTTGGATTTAAATTAAAAGCCATTAATAATAAAATTTTAATTCCTGATATGGGGGAATGTGATGTTAATAGTCCAATAAAAAAATATAGATTGGAACAACTAAAAACTTGTGAGTGTCCTATTTGTGAAGATAAGAATATAGATGAAGTTATGATTTCTCTTAAGGAAAATTGGATTAATAGGGCTATACATAATAAATGGATTATTGATGATGCTGTCAGGAAATTTCATAGTTTTGATTGTAGAGATGATTACAGGCTATATTTAGATGAAATTATGCAGTATTCTAATTATAAGCATATTTGGCAATATGTTTCTTATTTAATGTAATTTTTTTAATGATTATTTTTCTGGTATTTATATTTGTACCCTACCCATTTTTACCCTTATTTTTTTATCCTATTTTATGAGTTTCTTTTCCTTTTTTATTGGTTGTATGGGTTTCTTTTCATGTTTAGGTATGGTCTCGCCGAACTACTTTTGGAAAAGGAGGGTTTTCCTTCAAGTTTATCTACAGGTATATGGTTCTGAGAGTTTTCCTGTCTCCTTTTCCCGATTTGAGGGTGTCCCGCCGAACTACTTTTGAAAAATAAGCCTTCTCCTGTCTTTTTATTTTCATGGTTTTGGATTGGAGTATTCTCCTGTCTCCTTTTCTTGATTTGAGGGTGTCCCGCCGAACTACTTTTGGAAAAGGAGAGTTCTCCTGCCTCCTTTACAGAGGGGTGTGTTCACTTTTGGTGAAAACCATGACAAATAGCATAACTTTGAGTAATACTGTATGTAATTTAAAAGGAGCGTTCTCCTGCCTCCTTTTCAAAACACCCAATTTTTAGGTAAACCTAACTTTTTTCTAAGGGCTTAAAAAAAGAAAAGAAGACCTATGAATAGGAGAAAAATATGTCTCGTCGAGCGATTTTTTCTTCTTTTCAGGAATAAAGACCTCTCAGGACTTTTAGGTTCAGTGACCCTCCTACGGGGAAATTCCCAGAAATGCAGCCATAAAACTTTGAAAGAGTTAATCGTAATAACTATCATGATTTCCCGTCGGTAACCATGATAAATAACGATAAAAAAAGAGGGACATGTACCAATAGGAGAGTGTCATCACAGGTACATGTCCCTATAATATAATGTGTGTGCAATTACATGTATATTGGGGTGGGTATGTGTTCGTATACATGTCCAATTATACGGGTCGGTACATAAAGAACCATTCCATGAAAAGAAACCTGAAAAGAAACCGTAAATAGTATTATACATTATAGTATACAGATTAATATCCAAATACATTATACCTGATATGTATGTATACTCTAATGTACTATATATACTTTACAGTCAGGGTGCCAGTCAATGACCAAGAATGTTAACTAAGTCAGGGTGCAGCACCCTAAACCAACCCATAAAAAACTAAAAAAAAACAATAATGGAGTGGAGATTACCACCTGTTGGTAATATTATAAAGGCTTACTACCTTGCATGGGTTTGGTGTATGTTTTAGTGGTTTGTCCTGTGAATGCATCTTTTATTCTTATTTCATGGGTTTTTTTTCTGTACATGTTTCTTTTAGCCTCCTTTTACCATGGTTTGATTGTGTAGTATCCTATGTTTCTGCCGTGGGTTGCTGTGTCCATCATGTGGTAGTGGCAGGTGTAGATTCCTTTTGTTGGGTCGTATATGGTGTATTTGTCTCCTTTTATGGATTGGATTAGTGCATAATGTCCGTAGTTGTTTAGGAATCCGCTGCAGTGTGCGGCTTTTGTTTCATAGTGGGTTATGACTGCTTCGTAATTGTATAGTGCTTTCTGGACTGCTTCTTTGTTTCTGGGTATCCTGTTTATTGTTATTTTTAGTTTGTAGGCATTTTTCATCATTTTTTCTGGGCTTGTACCGTTTTTTGTTGTGCCTATTAGTTTGGCGATTTCTTTTTCTTCTGTGTATTTGAAGAATTTGGTTAGTGCCATGCTTATGCTGGTTGGGCAACAGGTGTAGGGTGTTGTCTGGTATTTTAGGATGGTGGGTTCGTTTCTTTTCAGATTAACTGTGGCATAATTTGGGTATCTGCCTTTATGATATCGGAAATTGTAGATTGTGTGGAATAGTCCTGAGTATTCCAGTGGTGTTAGTCTGATTTTGTTTTTTCCTCTGTTGATGTCTGCATAGTTGGGTAGTCTTTTGTTGGTTTTGATGAATTTGTGGATGTTTTCTTCTATTTTTTGGATTTCTTCTTTTGTGATTCGTATCATATTTTTCACCTTTTAGATGTGTATGTGGTGAGTGTTTTAGGGTAGTTTTGTACCGTACCTGCGGTATATTTTGATTTTCTTGAGTGTATTTCGGTACTTTCTGGCATAGTATTTGTTTTCCTTTCTCATTGCGTCGTATTCTTTGAGTTCATCGTATAATGATTCAAGGTATGTGTCCATAGAGTATACACTCCTAAAAATTAATGATAAAATAATAACAGGGTCTAAAAAAATGGATGGTTAGTAAGGACCGATGGCTAACCAATAATAGGACATTGTGACGGCGTCTGTCCTATAAGAATAAACTGTGACACTGGTAGTGCTGGTTCTGTATCCAGCAAATCCTTTAAGTATAGTGTAAGGTACACTGGTGTTAGGTATGGCAAAGAATACTGGTTTAGTAGCAAATGGTATAGGGAATGTTAAAGTTTTACTGGTAACAGCATTAGCCTTATGAGTTATATTATCAATCCCGTACTGTACCAGTATTTTGTTCCCATTACTATCTTCAAATTTTAAGGTTCCTGTTTCATCTGATGTGCTGCAGGATATTAATTTCAATAGAATATTGCCATTTATTCCATCTACCATATCAGCGTCCAGACCAGACCCTGAACCATCCACAGTTTTAACCTTTTCAAGGATATCGTTTGCTGTATAAGTGGATGAATCAAGTTTATTGTTTTGTAGATTAGTAACCTGTCCATTCAAGTTACTAATTTGTTCTTCAAGGTTACTTATTGAACCCTGCAATGAATTGATGCTACTGTTTAAATCATTAAGTAATTTATCAAGTGATTCGATTTTGTTACTTAATGATATTATATCCTCTATCATGGTTTTAATCCTCAAACATGTTGATTGAAGTGTCAGGTACTGCTTCGACTGCTCCACCACTAAAGATGGTTTTTCTTGGTTCTATCATTTTTCTGAATTTGCTGAATTTCATTTTAGCCTGTATTTCTGGACTCAGTTCATCTAAACCGATTTCCATTGTACCCATTGGTCTTTTATCTGTGTCATAATTGTAGGTGATTGATTTTACTTGTGTTACATCATTCAGTATGTTGTTAAAAAAGTTGGTTGTGACAAAATCACCTATGTCTATTTCATGGAATCCGTCAAGGGTGATGGTGTAGGTGTATTTGAGGGTGGTTTTCTGGTCTTTGTCGGTTTTGGCTTTGTAAGTGGCATAATAGATTCCTGTTTCATCGTTGAGTACTTCTACATCTTCGTGTGACCCATATCGGAATGTGGTGGCTGGGTCTCTTATTGTTACATATTTGTTGGTTTTGTCTGTGTCTTTGTAGACTTTGGTGATGGTGTTTTTATGTTTCTGGACTGGTGGGTAACTTATGTTGTTTATGTTCCAGATGTTGCCGTCTTGTCCTTCATAGGCTTCAAAGATTCTGTTTGGGTCTGGTTTTATTATTTTTAGTTTGTCTTTGCTTCTTTCTTTGTTGTATTCTATTGTTATGTCTGTTTCCAATTTTTCGTTGATGTTGTTGAGTAGTTCTGAGATTTTTCTTCCGCTGCTTTGTAGTAGTTCTGGTTGTATGGGTTCTCCTTGTCTGAATCCTGTACTTTTTAGTAGCATTTTGTAACTGCTTTTGTCTACTTTGGATGTGCTTTTAGGGTCGTATAGGTCGTTGTCGTTAGGTGCTATGTATTTGAGGGCTATTCTTCTTATGTAGAAATTGTTTCCTGTGCCGTGGAGTGTTGTTAGGATGTCAAGGAGGTTGATTTCTCCTGTTTTGATTGTATTGTTTTCCCAGACTGGTTTGATTTCTCCTATCATTGTGGAGGGTTGTGAGGCGGTGAATTTTATTGTCCGTGTTTGTCTGGTTCCTGTAGGTGTTAGGCTGTATTGTATTTCTATCCATGCCTGGAATGGTTTGCTTTTATCGTATCCTACTCTTCCTGGGACTGTTTTGTAGACTCCTGTTCCTTTCCTGACTTTTCCTGTTTTGGTTAGTTTTTTGGGTATGTAGACTTTGGTGGGTTTGTCGCTGGCTTCGTTTCCCAGTCCGTATTCTATGAAGAATATGGGTTTGTCGTTTAGGAGGTATCCTTTTTTTTCTTCTGTTTTGTTCCAGGTGCTGTCCCATAGGATTGCATATTGTGTTGAGCCTTTTTTATGGGTGTTTCTTAGTGTTATGGTGTCTGTGTTGATTGTTTTTATGATGTTGGTGCAGGTTAGGCGTTTCCGGTCTGTTTTGTTTTTGTAGTTGATTCTGTACCATTTTTGGCTGGGTATTTGGTTTTTTATTTCTTGGATGTTGCTTTGTGTTATGGGTAGTTCTATTGCTTCCAGGCAGTATTGTAGTGCGTCGTATAGTGTGGGTGCTTTGTATATTGGTGCGTTTTCGCTGGTTTCTCCTCCTATGCTGATTTCTTTTAGTATGTGTTTGTTTTCTGCGTCTATTAGTCTTCCTGCTGCATTTATGGTTATGGTTAGTAGGTCTTCATCGGTTATTGCACTGCTTATGTATCCTCCAAAGATTTGTTTTTGTTTGCCTGTTCTGGTTGTTACATAGAGGTTTATGGGGTCTCTGTATTCATAGATTAGTCCTGATGGGTTTCCTGGTTCTATGAATCCTCCTTCTTGGTATGGTTTGTGTTCGTGTTTTATTTTCATTTCAAGGGTGTCTGGTTGTCCGTTTAAGCCTTTGGTTACTTTTGCGTCAAGTATTGTAATTTGTCCATTGTTTTCTGTATCTCCTGTGGTTTCCCTGATTTTTTTCATGTATAGGGTTATGAATCCTGTTTTTCCTGTGATTGTTATTGTGTGTGTTCCTTTTGGGATTAGGTGTGTTCCAAGGTCTGTTTTTCTTATGAATGTGTCTTTGCTTTGTGTTTGTATGTTTTTTAGTGTGTTGTTGTTTATTTTGATGTTTAGTGTGTCTGGGTTTGTTTGTGTTTTGTGGTAGGCTTCGATTCTGTAGATTCCTGTTTCTTGTATGTTGTAGGTTGCTGTGATGGTGTATGTGTTGTTTGTGTTGTTGGGTGTCCAGATGGTGAATCCATCCTGTGTTATTGTTTTGGCATTGGATGTATTGCGGTATTCTGTCCCGTATTTGTAGTAGATGTGGTTAGGGTCGTATGATTCTACATCCACTTTGATGAAATCTTTAATCCTATGTATTTTCTGTCCTGAATAGGGTCTTTTGATATAGTCCACCATAGTGTTTCACCATAAAAAAATTAAATTTTATAATCTGTGAATTTCCAGTTTCTGCTCATAATGGTTTAACCATTCAAATGCCTGGTTTTCTGGTGTATCCTGTGGTTGTCCCTGCATTGTCCTGTAAGGTATTAGTATGGTTTCATTGCTTTTGGGTATCCTGTCTGGGTAAATACTGGTGTAATCAGGTTTAATCACCTGTAAACCATAAGGTTCAAGGTTATTGTAGAGTTGTAGGTAAAATAAATTGTTGAATTGTAATTTAGTTAAGTTACTGGTGTTTTTAGTTACCAGTTCACCCTGACCATTATCATGTAATACTTTTTCAAATGGTTCATAGAACCGTAAATCCATATTAGGGTGTTTAATTGAAATGAATGGTTTACCTCTCCATAATGTGAATAGGGTTGTATTCACTTTTATTGTGGCTTTATCCTGTGTTATCTGGTCTATCTCCACATTTTCTATCATGTCGGGTGTTAATCTGCAGATTTCATACCAGTCCTGTGCATTGTTGAGGCTGGGGTCGTACCTGTAAATTTTAATATAATTGTATTGTTTGGAGATTTCCAGTTTCGTTAAGCCATTGGTTAGGCAGATGGGGTCTGATTTGTATCTGTTGGAGAGTAAGGATACACCATCATGGGTTGTTATGTTGACTCCGCCTTTGTAGAAATTATATGGTTCAGTATAGTATAGGTTGGGTGTTCCATCATCTTTATAATAGTAGATTAAACCGTCTTCAGCTTCTCTGGTGTACTGTATGACTTTGTTTTTCAGTGGGAATGGTGAAGCGATGATTTTATCGTATTTACCTTGTATTGTGTTGGTGTATTTGTGTTCTGTGACTTCAAAGGTATGGGTTGTTGTTAATGGTTGAGTATAACTGGTGTTTTCTATGTTTATTTCTATGTGGTAGTGTTTGTGTTCTGGTAGTGGTATGTGGTTTTGTGCTAATTCTATCCCTGAGACTCCTGTTTCCAGTATATTGACTGTATTATCCTGTATTTCTATCTGTGTGGTTGTATTGTAGGTGTTATTGTTTACTGGTAATGTGATAGTGTCTTCGAAGGTTTCTATGCAGTTATCTTCATCGTAACTGAGTATTGTCCCATAAAAGTTTGTTCCATCACTTTGTAGGATGTATTTGAGGTATGTGGTGTCTTCTTCATCTTTTATACTGATTGTCCTGGTGTGTTTATCTGGTGCGATAGTGTTAAAAGTGTAATTGTGTATTAGGGTGTATGGTGTGTCCAGTGCTGGTGTTGTTAGTTTAGCCTGTTTGATTGCTGGTAATTCTATTGTATTAGTGTCGGCTGTGTATGTTCCATTAGTATCTACTGTGAAGTAAGTGTGTATTTGGTCGCTGGTTCCTATTCTCTGAATTGGGTACACTGGTTTAATTGTATAATTATTTACTTTGTTTAATAGGTTTATTTTGAGTTCTGGGTTCAGGTTGCGGGTTAAATAGTATAATTCTATATCACACAGGTATTTGTCTGGGTTTAAGTATTCGAATGTGGCTTTATGGATTTCAGCATATCCTTTATGGTTTAATAGGTCTGTAGTGTTACTGTTTACTGTGGTGTTGATGGGTACTGGTTCATCAAGTTCGATTAGTCCTTGTAGGGTGATTGCGTCTTTTCTGGGTAGTACTATTGATAATGGTATTTCTTCATTGAAGTCTCCTTTTTTACCAACATTCACTTTATTCTTGTATCCTTCTTTTAAAAGTGTGTTGGTGGTTGTGTTGGAGGCGTCGTTTAATCTGTGTCCCTGTTCAAGTTTTATGCAGCCGATATATCCTTTAATTATATCATATTTTCCTTTAATTTTACTGAGGGTTTTACTGTACTGTCCTTTGGCGATAACTGTGGCGTTTGACCCTGTAACAATGTAATTGTATATACTTTCTGATTTGGTTTTGAATTTCTGTCCAAGTGCATATAATTGTCCGTCAAAGTATAAGGTGATTGTTTTGGTTTTGCTGACTATTAAATCGGAGTCTTCTGCAATGAATGTTAGTTCTGTTCCTGAGGTTGGTGTGGTGGTTACTGTGGCGGTTAGAGTATAGTCTCCTGTACCTGCTGGTTTGAAGATTATTTGTCCTCCTACATCGGGTATGGTTTTAGTGGTGCTGTCTGTTATTCCTGTTGACCCTGTTATTTGTGTGGTATTAGTGAATGGGTGTTTTATGGTTACTATTCGGTTGTTGGTGTCGTATGCTGCACCGTTGATGTTTATTGTTAGTGTATAGGGTTGTCCGATGGGTGTTGTGTCGTTTCCTGTGAGGGTTATGTCGATGGTGGCTTCTGGGTTGATGATTTCTATTGTGTCGTTTATTGTAATGTTGAAGTTGTCTACACTGCAGTTGATTAATTTAGTTCCTACTGTGGTTGATTTAAGGGTTAGTGTGATGGTTGCTGTTCCGTTGCTTAGTGTTGCATTCCATTTCCCTGTACTGGTACTGTAGGTTCCGTTATTTGTAGTGTACCCTGTACATGTAACACCGTCTGGTAAGGATATTGTGACTGGTATAGCATATCCCTGATGGACATTGTTAGTGTTGGTTAAAGTTAATGTATAGGTGAATTCTTCATTTACTGGTGCTTGGGTTGGTTTTTGACTGGTTAATGAGTATGTAGGTGGTGTATAGTCTACCAGGACATACATGTAGTCCATTCTCATTATACCGGTATTATAATTGGTGTTTCTTCTGGGTGAGATGACTACTGTAGCATTACTGCTATTCACATATACTGGTTTGAGGTTTGGGTATTCTGTAGATGTGAATTCTACATAGTGCTGTGTCCTGGTTGTGGCTACTGTGGTGGAGTTGAGTTTACTTGAGGTGTTGTTGCCACCATTCATGTATTCCAGCCATACATAAGAGCCTGGAATAGAGGGTACACCTGTGGTTCCACCATTCGGATTAGTTATTACATCTTCCCAGTAAACCCTGATATAATTGATTTTACTGTTTAATGGGATATTGAAACCATAATTGTATCCTTTTACTTTTCCTGGTTTGCTGACTGTTCCTGAGACTGAGGCGATGGTGGATGTGTAGGCGTCTACATTATCGTTTGCTTTGATTTTATCTATAGCGTTCCATGTGGTTTCAGTATATGTACCGTACCGGTCGGTTTCTGACCTGTAATAAGTGGTTGTCTGTGGGTATTTGATTACCTGTGTCACTTAATACACCTCAAAATTAAAAGGATAGAGTTTTTTAGGGTTTATCCTGTGCATACGGTTTCCCCTATTTTCCATAGTGCACCGCTGAATACGATTGTCAGGTAATTGTTGACATTACTGATGGGTGCTGATTCTATATCAGCACATAGAATGTCATCTGTAGTGTCATTTACTATGAGTATCCCTGCGATGGTGGGTATTGTCTGTGTGATGTTGACTGTGACGGATGAACCTGCGACACTAATCTGGTATCCATCCACTAATTCACTGACTTCAAGGGATACTGTGGGTGCTGTGTAATAGTCTGGATTCACCTGTTTGTTGGAAATTGTTGAGAATTTATCAAGGTTGTTTACTGATAAGCCTGTTACATCGCTGAGTAATTTAACTTTATAAGTGTTTCCGTTGATGTTATCTAAATCAAAGACTTTACCAAGTTTTTTAATATTCTTTTTAGGTATTTTGAAGATTCTTTCATCTGTCATTTATAATCACCTCAAGTAAGAAAAGAATAAAGTTATAAGTTATAAGTTATAAGCCATGTGCGGCACTATTATTGATAATTCTGGTTATAGTCCTGTCAGCCACCTGTTTCATGGCTGATTCAAGGTCTTCAATACCATTGACTGTCCCTGAAATCTCAATATTTATGTTGTTGATTACTGATTTGTTTTCTGTACTACTGGATGTGCCTGCTGCTCTAACTTTAGGACTTGTCCAGCCGTATCCATGCTGAAATGCGGTCGTGTCAAAAGCTTTACCTTCAACAACTGCCCATACATGTCTATTGCTACCCCAATAACCATGTGCCATTCCAGCATTCAATCCTAAACCCCTGGCAAGGTCTATCAGAATCTGTGCACCATCATAACAGTTAAAGGCACCCCTCTGCAATGCCTCCTTATTACTGTACCTGTCACCGTAATAAAATTCATACCTTGTACCCTGTATGAGACTCCTTGCCACTACTTCAAAGAGTTTAGTATTGAATTTACGCTGCCAGATATCCTGAACCTTAATTTGTTGTCCCTTAATATTCACTGGCAATTCATTAATTTTACCCTTGATAATATCTGTCCAGTTGGCGAATGGTTGTCCACCATAACACCTTTTAGGGTCTGAACAATAGAATGGATTGGATGACCTTGAATCCTGTGCTGGTCGATTATCAGCTTTAAGTGCCCCTGCGTATCCTTCAGGTGGCATAAGTGGGTCGTAACCAATAGTAATAGATTCAATACTCCTTTTAATCGCATTACCTATACCAGCAAAGACCCTGTTACTACCACCTGAGAGTGAACTGCTTGGCGACCGTGTAGCACCCCTATAGATACCTGGACCAGCATAGCCTCCAGCACTACCCTTCTTCTTAGAACCACCCGCACTACCTGGTTTCTTACCACCAAATGGATTTTTAATAAAATCAATGAATCCCAGGATATCATTCCATAACTTATTCACCCATTTCATCACTGAATCCCACAGGTTTTTGGCTCCAGTGGTGAATGAACTAACCAGGTTATCCCATGTCCCTGTGGCTTTATTCCAGATATTCTTGACTATTCCTGTTATGGTACTGTATATACTCATAAATATGCTTTTGAGGGAATTCCATAATTGTCTACCAAACCCTGATAGTACAGCGATACCATTCATGAATATACCGCTTACACTGGTAAATATCCCTGAAATAGTATTCCAGATTGTGGTGGCTACATTAGTGAAGATATTATAGATTGTCATTGGTATATTGGTAATACTGTTTATGAGTCCTCCGAAATAAGTGTTGAAGGTTGTGGTTAGCCATGTCCAGATATTGGTGAATCCTGTGGTTATCCATGTCCATGCGCCGTTGAGTGCACTGCTAACTTGTGTACCAAGGTTGGTGAACCAACCAATGATACTATTCACAGTATTCATTATCCCAGTATCAACCCATTTGAAGAAACTACTGATTTGTCCACCAAGCCGACCGAACCAACTGGTTATCGGTTGCAGTATTTCCCCTATAACTTTGCCTGGTCTTCTCCAGAAATTATCCCAAGCCATCTGTAAATCCATAATAAATATTTTAATTCTGAGGAATCCAACTTGTAACCAGGCTATGAATCGTTTCATTGGACTATCGGACTCAGTCATGGTTTTAACACCCTGACTGATTTCATCCATTGCAGCCATTCTATCAGTAATGTACTGTTTGTTCTGTTTAGCGTTCTGTGCAAATGTGTCATTCCTGTCCAGGATGTCTGCTTGCCATCGTTCAGCGATTCCCCTGATACGGTTCTGCCTATCCAGTGCGTCTTTCCTAATTCTTTCCTGGTAAGTGAATTTTCCACCGAATTTGCTTTGTGTATAGGCGTCTGAAGTGTCAAGTCCGTGTTCTTTCATTTTCTGCATGAATTTTTCTCTGTATCTTGTGTCGCTGGCTCTTTCTTCAGCGGTTAGTTGCTGGTCTACTTCCCTGACTCTTTTAAGTTCTTCTTCAGCGGCAGCTGCCTGTCTTGCAGCGGCTGCGGCGTTTTCATGTGCCCTTGCTATTGCTTTTTCAGTGTCAAGGTATGCCTGTGTACCGGGTGTTAAAGTTTTAAGTCTCTGTCTAAGTTCTGATTCTTTTTTACTCCAGTAATCGGAGGAATCTTTTAATTTTTTGACTTGCTGGTCTCCATTTTGCAGGAAATCATAGTATTGTTTCATTGCACCTGCTGCTTTCTGGGTTTCTACTCCTACTGTGGCATAGGCTGCTGCCAGTGCTGTTAGTGCTGCTATTGCTAATCCTGCAGCGACTGGGTTAGCAAGTAGTATTGCGTTGAATGCGGCTCCTGCAGCGGCAGCGGCATTGGTGGCTACAGCGTTGGCTATCTTTGCTACTGTGTTTGCTACGGTAGTGGCAGTGTTCCTGATGGTGGCTAATATTCCCCCATTACTGGCGGTTGCTTCACTCCTTTTAGCCCATACGGCTTTAATTGTTGCAGCGGTGCTTAATTTTGTGACATCAATATTTGTTCCTTTAGCAATCGCTTCTTTGAAGGTTAATGCTATGCTTCTTTCTCTTATGACATTGTTGGCTTCCAGTGCAACTCTATTAGCGATTATTGCGTCTCTACCAAAGAGTTCTTCAAGTGCCTGTAGTCTGGTTATTCCCCTGGCTCTTGCCACTGCATTTATGTGCATTTTCTGGGTTCTGGTTAATTGTTCATAGGCGATTTTCTGCATTTGGTTGTATACGACCAGTTGTCGCTGTGCTGGTGGTAGTGACCTGAGGCTTGTTCCTAACTGGTTATTAATAACATGATTGTTTGCCATTGCAGTGGCAAGCATGTTAAATTTTTCAGTATTATTTTTAAGGACTTTACCTGCAGCGTTGGTTGTCGGAATAACATCCTTTGCCAGCGCTTTGCTGAATTCACCCATTCCTTTATTTAGTCCTGATAGGTTAGCCATGAAATCTGAACCAAATAGGCGTGCTGCCAGAATCTGACCCTTCATATAGGCAAAGGAGGCACCCACCATACCTAAAGCCACAGCAAATGCCTTTAATGCAGTGTTACCCTGACTAATCCAGGTGACAAATTCATGAACACCAACACTTAATTTAACCAGGTAAGGACTGATAATCCTGAATATTGGGACTATCATCCTATCAATACAGTTACCAAGGATTGTGAGTGCGTCACTGGTTGTGGATATTTCAGCGGTTAAATCACTCCAACCCATATCCTTATCAGCGACCTGTAAGGCTTTAATCAGTGAATCAACAGTTTTACCATCCCAACCATATTTTTTAATTAATTCTTCTTTACCATTAATTCCTATTTCCTGTAATCTCTTGAATTGTCCATCAAATGCATCGTTGAGTGCAAGGACAGCGTCTTCTATTGTTCTGCCGTTGATTGTCATCATGTTGATGATGTCAGCGGTGACTGGAATCAGGTTCTTCATCTGGTTTAGGGATAGTTTGTTAAGTTTTCCAACCTGTGCCACTGCTGAACCGACTGCTGCTTTGTTCACTTTTGGGAATTTATTTACAAATTTATCTAATTCTTTGTTAAATTCCTGGAATGCTTTTTTACCATTTTTACCCAGGTGTTTCATTGCTTTAAACATTTGTTCGGTTTGTTCGGCAAGTTGGTATGCTTGTTGTCTGGCATAGATGAAACTGTTAGCAAATGTACCCATTACCATACCTGAGGCGAATCCTATGCTGGTTCTTAGCATATTGAATTTGAGTGCTGCAGCCTGCATGGCATAGTTCTGCATACGCTGGCTACGGGTAAAGTAATTGGTGTTACGGTTGAGGTTTACATAGTCCTGTGATAGTCCGTTGACATGGTTTTTTAGTTTAGCCAGTTGCTGGTTGGATTGGAAATGTAGTTGGTTCTGTTTTGCCTGGGTGACTATTCCCCAGTCACTCCATTGTTTGAGTTGTTTCTGTCCTATTACGGCTCCTGCTAAGGCTTTTTCCATCTGTTTAGTGATGGGTATACCCAGTGCCTGTGCTTGCTGGAATTTTTTAAAAGCGGTGGTTGATTTATTTATGGCGTTAGTAACATCATTGTATCTTGACCGATGAACTATGTGTCCTGTGTCTGAAATTCTGAAGTTGTTGGCTTTTGCTGATTGTTTGAGTCTTCTGAAGTATTCTTGTTCGTTTATTATGCCCTGTTTTCTTAGTTTGTCAAGTTCTTTGACATCATTAATCATGTTGCGGGTTTGTTCTTTGTATATTTTGTAGTACCCGCTGTCTTTGTAGTTTAAATGGTTGAAACTGATGATGTTTTTTCTGGCGTTTAGTAGTTTTTTGTCAAAATCGGAGAGTGTTTTCTGGCTTTTCTGTGCACTTTTTTGTATGTTTTTGTGTGCTTTTTCTGTAGCGTTTGCTAATTGGTTGGCAGATTTTGTGGCTTTGTTGTTGGATTTTGTTATGTTATCTGTGGATTTTGCGACTGAGTCCAGTTTTTTTGTTGATTTATTTACATCGTTTACTGCTTTAGCGGTTTTTTCTATGTCTTTTTCTGTTTTACCTATTTTTTCAAGGGATTTTGCTGTTTTCTCCATGGATTTACTGGATTTATCAAGTTTTTTGGCTGTTTTTTCCAGTTCATCCATTTTTGCCTTGAGTTTTTCCAGTGTTTTTATTGCATTAGTGGCATTAATGTCAAATTTGATTGAGACATACGCTACATCTAAACCTGCCATTTTCACCCTCCGAAATCAGTTTTATTTGAGTTTGTCGGCTGAGGAATACATTAATCGTCTTATCCTACTCCATGAGGCTTTTAAACCATATTTAAGGTAATATGGTTTTGGTTTATGTCCAGGGTACCTTGCACCGTGGCTATACCAGTAACTCTCATGCTGGTCTACTGCATAGAATTCATCCTTAATTGGGTTATAGGCAAAATAACCATACTCTTTAACTATCCTATCATTGCTTCTGTATTCTGTATTAGTGAAGAAACCAGCCTGTAGGGTACCTGAAGCCGTTTTACCATCTTTTGGCGGGTCTTCGTTCCTGGGTACATAGTCATGGGTTTCCTCTTCAATTATAATACCAAGCTGTTTACCAAAAGTTTGAAGGATGCCAGGATAAGTTTTTAATTGTCTATCCACATAATTATCAAATTGTTTTCTATTAAAATCGACTTTAAATTTCATAAGTAAAACCATCCTACTTTAGTGGATGTATATAAAAAAAGCGGGATATGAAACCAGAAGAAAAAATATGGCTTCATATCCCAAGTATATCATTAACCAATTCAACTGCTTTAGGGTCTTCTTTTATTTCAGGGTCTGGGACTTTCTGTATCTTTTTATTCCCATCATACTTAACAGAATTATTATTATCCTGTTTAAGTGCCTTGCTTTCTTCCTCAGCAAGTTCTAATTCCCTATTATATAATTCAAAGAGGTGCATGAGTGGTAATTCCATGAAATCTGAGTAGGTAATCCCACCTTTGAGTCTTTTAAGGAGGAAATACATTACATCTTCAACCCAGGTGGGTCTAACTTTACAGAAATAGGTGTCTGGTTCATCCTCAGAGTGCTCCGAGAAACTGCAGACCTTTCTCTATCGATACATCAATTATCTTATTAGTTATTTCCTCTATCTCCTTTTTACTCCTATTGGTGGCATAATAGGGTATTAGCATGTGTATTGACTGTAATATGGTTAATTCATGTGGTTGAACTTCAAAGATGTCCTCTGGTTCAAAACCATCAAGTACATGTGAAACCATTTCACCAATCGCAAGTATAATGTCATCTTCATTCTTGGCTGATTCTATACTCTCCTGGACTTTTCTCTGAAGTTCATTGAGTTCTCTGACTTTAATATTCTTGAAACTATATTCTTTACCGCTAATTTTCATTTTAGCCATTATTTATCACCAATAATAGTGTTTATAAAAAAGGAGATGGTTGGAAATAGTATATAAAAAAGTAGGTGTGGGTATTTAGATTGACATGTGCATATCATCAAGTTGTGATATGATTGTAGCCTTAATCACATCGCTTCCAACCAGTGAGGCTGAGGCTTTAAATTCTATTTCATATTCTTTGGTACCATCACCAGATTCTGAAGGTTTCACTGATGTTATATCAGCCTTTGGGATATCTATCTGCATGGTGTATTTGTAGTCTGTTTCTGAAACTGATTCTATGAGTGCTCCTTCATATTTGAATCTTAGTGCCCTGAATAGTGAAGCGTCAGTGACACCTGTACCGCTGGTTGAACCTGTAGCCCATATTTTCTCCAGTTCTGAAGCCTTATCGCTGTATTTCATTTTCATTGAACCTTCAATTTCAAGTTCACCTATTTCTTTACTGATTTTACCAAATGTATCACCACTGCAGACTGATTCTTCTATGTTGTTATTGATTTTGACTGAGGCTTCAGTTACACAGCCTGCATTATCTGTGGTTTCATTTATTGTTGTTGCACCGATGAATGTTTTGAACTGTCCTGCTTTGAATGGTTGTGGTGCTATTGTTGGGTCAAGAAACTGGATTGTAGGTTCTGTTATATTGTATTCTGGGAAATCGGAAACATAACTAATGTCGATTTTAGGTGCCTCTGTTGAGGACATTGAGATTTCCATTTCATTGGCTAATGCGTTTTTATAGCCATAGGCGTTTTCTGTTCCATAGTTGAATCCGTGTAGTATGGCTACATTAGGTAGTATGCTGTTTGGGTTGGGTGTTATTTCATATTTTTTTACTTTTGTTCCATAGGTTGTTTTGGTATATGAACCCAGGATGTGGTAGAAATAGTCTTCAAGTCCCTGTTCGGGTCTGCATAGGTCTGTTATTTTGGGTGCGGCTTTTGCTTTCACCCTGTTTTCTCCAAGGAGTAGGCTCCTGGTTCCTGTGTGTCCTTTATCTTCTTCTGTTTCTATTTCTTTGTTGGATTCGAATTCGCTGAATTTGATGAAGACTGATGGTGTTGGGAATGGGTCGTGTGATTCTTTTACTGTGAATCCTGCATAGTGAAGTGCGTTTGGTGGTGAAACTGCCATTTTTTATTCACCTCTATTTCTTTTTGGATGATGTTTTAGTTTCTATGATTGTGTAGTCTTTGGAGGCTTTCATTCTTTTTATGATGTCTGTTCTTTTATCATCGATTTCTATTTCATCGTTTGTTTTGATGACTGTACCTGTAGGGATTATTCCTGCAAGTTCCAGGGTTACATTCCTTATTGGTACGAATCCTGTGTATTTGAATTTCATTTTGGTTCATTCCCCCCTTTATATTTCATATTCTATTTGGAATGTGATTTTAGTGGTGTGTGCTATGAGGGTGTCATCTATTCTTTTGTAGTAACTTGTGATTTCACTGTTTTTGAATGTGAGTTGTGTGATTGGGTATGGTGCGTTTCCTTTATCGTATTCTGTTTCTATAGTTTTTCTTATATCTTCTTCGAAGTCATAGAGGATTGTGTTTACTTCTTTTTTGTTTTGTGGTGGTATCCATAGGGTTATGATGATGTCTGTCTGGTTGGTTATGGTGTCCTGGCATTTTTCCCCATTTCTGGCGGTTAGGCGTTGTATTGTGATGGCTGGTAAGTCCATTTCTGGGTGTATGTGGATTTCACTCTCATAGATTTCAATTCCCTGGAGATAGGGTTTGGTTTCTATGAGTTCTTTTAGCCATTGATAAATTTTAATGTAGTTACTCATTCATTATCATCCCAGAATTTTTTTATGTTAATGTTAGTGTATCCACCTGTTTTTTTCATGGGTAATAATCCTTTTTCACTGTTTAATTGTGTTCTGCCAAATAGGTAATTGTTTATTAAGTTGTTGGCGGTTTTTAGGAGGGTTTTGTAGTAACTGTTCTTGGTGTCTGTCTGGTTACCATTGGATTTACTCCAGATGAATGCTGCTGCAATGTATTCTACAGCGTTTTTAAGGGTTTCTGGGATTTCTGGTGAACCTATACTTGAAATGACATATCTTTCTGCTTTATTAATTTGTTCCAGGATTTCTTCATTAGTTACATTATAATTGTTAGTGTATGCGGCGATTTTTAGTATTTTGATGTTGGTGGGTTCTGGGAATTGTATTCTGATTGCACCTATACTGGATAATTCCTTTTCCCCTAAAATCTCCACTAATTTAAATTTGAGTGTGCTTAAAGTACCAGATGACACACTATTCACATTTTTAATGGACTCTTTAACTGAGGATAAACTACCGCTCTCCACCAAATCCAGTACAACCGATTCTTCAGGTATATCAACTGAGGATAAAATATCCAATTCAATAGTTTTCCTGGAATTAAAATTCAGAGTCTGAGGTAACACATAAGTAAACCCTGAAACACCACTCATATCAAGAGATTTAAACCCATCCACCTCACCAATAGTATAAGCGGCACCCTTAACAATCGGGTTAGAAAAATCAAGCAACATAAACTTATCCAATTCAAAATCATCCAGTAAACTGATGATTCTAAACACATTATAAGTCATATTAATCCTCCTATCAGTGAATTAAAAGTGGATGGAAAAATAAAAGAAAATTGCATGGATTATACCATACAATCATCATCAACCAGTATACCTGAAGGTTTCTCCACAGCAACCCCTATACTCATCATCATCCTGATGACATAGTCTTTAGGCATTTCATAATCTTCAGGTTCCTGTACTGTTACATTTATGAGTGGTGCAAAGTGTTCCATACCAGTCATGACATCTGGTGAATATGCACCCCTTTCTTTACCATAGTAAACTACAGCGGGAGCATTGTTGTTATCGAACCCTATGAGTGTGTTCTGTGGATGGAATTTGTTACCTGGGATGTGTTTAACGCCCATGAATTCGAAGGCTGTATCAGGTAGTGACCAGTTTTTAATATCGGTTATTGTACCCCTGTTTATCATATTAGCGTCTGTTGATGCCAGCATTTTCTTTATTCTGGCATGGTCGGCATTGTTGTAGAGGATTGTGTTCATTGTCTGGTTGTCTTCAACTTCATAGAACTGTGTCTGGTAGTCTATGAGTGTGCTGATGTAATCCTCTGTGGATGTGCCGATTTTGTCTGCAACTGGGTTGTAGATTCCTTCTGCTTTTGCTGTGGCAAGGATTTCATTGAATGTCATCTGTTCTGCCCAGATACCAAGTCCATAGGCAAGTGCTTTTATGTGTTTGAGGATTGACCTTGCAGCGGTAGGTTCTGATTTTATGAAGTTTTCTGATAGCCTGATACTGTAACCTTTTTTGATTACTGTACCTGTTTTGGCGTGCTGTCCTTCGACTGTGACTTCTTCCAGTTTTGCACCTTCTGCCAGTATCCTGGGTTCATGTGTTTTACCTTGTGCAAACTGTTCAGCCACTGACATGTCATCTTTTATCCATGTGAATGTGTCGGCGTTAAGTTCCTCTTTCTCGAGGAATGGTAGGAATGATAAACCTTTAACTACTTCCCTGTTGACATATCCTTGTAGTAGGTCTCTGTTGAATAGCATATCTCTTATTTTGAATTCCATTATAATCACCTATGAATGTTTATTTTAGAGTACTGCTTTACAGTAACAATCTATTCTCTTTCCAGTGTTTGCTGCGGCTGAGTCTATGGGTATTAGGACTGCTCCTTTGGTTGGTGCGGTGTTTGTAACATCGAAGCCTGCACCATCCCATACTATGTATCCTGTGCCTGCTGTTACTGCAGTGTTGTTGGGTTTGAGTTCGACATGGTAGAATTCACCTGGCTGGACTATTGTTATGGTTGCTCTCCTTTTTACATCGGTTGCTGAGAGTGGTGGGACTCCTTCTGGGTCTGCCAGGACTACTCCAAGGTATTCATTGTCTGTTGCTTTAACAACTGTTCTTGGTGTGTTTGTTAGTTTGACAGCGTCACCTTTCATTATTTTTTTACCGGCGTCGGCTGTTACATTGTCATAAAAATAGTCTGAACCACCCTCTTTGATTCCTTCTTTTCTTTCAAAGAGTCCTTCTTCAAGGAAAAATGCTATTCTTTTGCTTCGGTCTTCAGTATCTGAAAAGTATGCCATAATCGTTCACCTCAATGTTTATTTTTTCTTTTTAGGTTTTGCTTTAGGTTTTTTTCTTTCTATTTTGACTGATATGTCTTCTATTACAAATTTAACATCTTCTGTGATGAAGTGCTTGTTTCTCTCTATTACTGACTGTATGAATTTTTCAAAACTGGCTATGGTAGCACCTCCTGTGAAATTAAGGCTTGATTAGGAGAGAAAAATGGTAATAATTCTATTACAATATATATGTCTTGAAAAATAGACCAAGTACTTATAAGTTATAAGTTATAAGTCCATAAAAAAAGGAATAAATTAAAGGTTATGGTCTTCAGCAAACTTACTAAAATTTAAAACACCATTATCATCTTTATATGCAGCCAATGGGTCATTAACTTCAGGTGCAGGCTCTTCAACCGCAACCTTATCACCAGTACCCTTAGGTGGAGTGGCGATATTTGACTCTTTAATCAGTAATTCAAGTTCATCAAAACTGAGTTTCTCATAAATATTCCTTTTAGGGTCTTCAGGGCTAACAACAAGTTTATTTATAAGTTCCTGTTTCTTCATATTCTCCATTTCAATGTATTTTTTAAGTTCAGATTCTTTAGCCTCAGCCTCTTTCCTGAGGGATTCAAGGAGGGATTCAGTTTCACTATATTTGTTATTAACTGTTTCAAGTTCCTTTTTAAGATTCTCAAGTTCTTTAAGGAGATTCTCATTCTCCTTTTCAAGTAAAGCAGTCTTTCTAATCATCTCTTCATTCACACTATCACCTTTATTAGTGTCTTCAGTATTCATAATGTTAGTCAAGGTTTTTAAATCTCTGGGTCTGGTATCATCATTAATATAAACAATACTCTTTAATTGTGCGTCTTCAAGGACAAAATACTCATCTTCAGCCTTAATACTGGATGGGACAAAGTGGGTGCTAAAACCCACTTCACCATCCTTAACATATTCACTTGGTATTTTCATCTTAGCAAGGAGTTTACCATCATCGTACCGTAAATTAGTAACTTCACCTATAGGGTCTGAACCATGTTTATTCAATTCAAGATTAATCAGTTTAGGGTTACTTTTCTCTGCAATTTTCTGCAAGAATTTCCTTGTATATTTAATATCCCCTATGTCAGATGACAGGACACCTTCATGGAGTACTGGTTTCTCTATTTCAATATAATCCATTGTATCACCCTATACATCTTCATAGATGTCTTCTCCAAGCCTTTCTTCCTGTTTCTTGCGTTTCTGCCTGTCACTTATAATCTTCTGGTTCATATTGTAGGTATTCATCCCTACAGTGTTCCAGGTGTTATCTCCAGTGACATTCAATTTACCCATTTCTTTATCAAAGTATTTGTCCACATCATCCCCAAATAGCCGTTTATACTTGTAATAATTGTTGGCATAGTCTGGGAAATATGATTTGATGATTAATTCAGAATTCAGGTTGGGTAGGATGTTCATTAGTTTAACACCGATATCACTGAGGTTTTTAATGTTTTCATCTGAATTGTTAATGTACTCTATTTTCACTTTACCTACAGCGTCAGGGTAGTGTAATTCCAGTTCTTTATCAATAATTTCCCTGTTAATGTAATTGCAGACAAATTCCTGTATGTATTCAATGACTTTAGCATATCCAGTGTCACTATTTAACTGTTCTTTTGCAGTAGACCTGTTAGTGGTGGTGCTACTGAATTTAGAGTCAGGTGTAAGTAGAGCATTCCTTATCTCACTTTTAATGTATTTCAGGTAATTGATGTAGTCGGGTAAGGTGCTGTTACCTATTACTTGTGGCTCCAGTCCATACGGGTAGGCTACAACATCCTTTTTATTGGATTTACTGAACCACTTCATCACCTGTTTAATGAAAACATCATCTACTGCCTCTGCACTGACATCTCTGTTACCAAGTTGCACACCCAGTAGGACACCTGCCTTATGTGCAGATAATAGTAGGAAATGTTCAAGATTAGCCTTAACCTCTACCAGTTCCAGTACAGGGTAAAGTATACTGGTACCTACCCCTCCATCCTCCATCCAGGTACTGTAGATTATTTCCTCTGGCATGAAGGTGATAGTTACTTCTTCTGGTTCCTCTACTATTTCATCAAAATCAGCGGTTTTCCAATTTTTGACTGGTTTGCTCCTAATGATTAACTGTTTGTAACCTATGATTTCATCGGTTGCTGGGTCTCTTATGATTTTCCATTTGTATCGTTCACCATCATTGGCAAGGATTTTTAGTTTAATACTACCGTTTTCAATGTACCTGTTGATGAACATGCAGCCATCAATCAGATTTCTTTTAATGAATTCATCTATGAAATTGGATAAATCCCATTCCTCTATTTTCTTTTCTATGTGTTCTACGGCGTCATTGTATTCAGGATTGTCTGCTACTACATTGAATTTGATATTGGATAGTATTATAAGGTTATTTATGGTGGAGTTTACTGTGCTGTCATATTTGTAGGCATATCTGAAGTTTTTTATGCTCCTGTTTATCCTAAATGGTATTGAGTCGATGAAGTCTTTACTGTTTTCTGTGGTTATTGTGCCACCAACCAGTGTCATCCCTTTATTTTCTGGTTCGATGATTCCTCTACCTTGAGTATTGAAAATGTTAGTTAATCTATCCCAGAATCCCATTAAAAAGTCCCTCCATGAGAATTTATAAAAGAGTTATAAGTTATAAGTTATAAGTTAGAAATTGTGACTATTAAGATAGGCATATCTGTCAAAATTAGTTATATTCTGTTTCTCCATCCCAGTAAGGTAATTGTAACCCATTGCTGTAGCGTCCACCTGGTCATCATGACTACACTGGTCTGGAATAAAATTATCAAATTCCTCCAAGAAATCCCTTGTCCACTTACCAGGGAATATCTTCACTTTACCAGTCTCCACAGCACTGGACAATGGAAAAGCTCTTTTCTCCTTAGATTGTGAAGGAAACATCCAAGCTACAGCATGATTAGATAGTAATGAAGTAAAATTAGATTTCATAATAGTACCAGCAACACCTGGCTGCTGTTCAAATAATTGTATAGTACCGTAAGGGTCGGAATCCGCTACTTCCTTGATTTTCTTCTCCATCTTAGCGGGTGTAGTTCTGAACCGTACAACATCTCTGATGTATATACTGCCGTGTTCATCCATCTCCATAAGGACACCTACGGTATAGTCAGGGTCTTCAGATGTGTCACCTACTACACCAAAATCCCAAGCCCTTACCCTTTTAATGATTTTACCTTCAACATTATTTGTCTCTATAAAATTGCCACTATAGAACATCCCACCCTCTTTGAGTCGTGGGTCTTGCATATAGAGGCAATTAAACCAGAAATCACCTATTGTTTTCTTGATTTCATGCATACGCTTAGTACTGAATCGCTCTTCCCACACTGAATTACCATTTTCATCAAGTGCGGGGTATATGAGAGTGTGCCAGTCCTCAATATCCTCCTGTAACAGTTGTCCTGTTAAATCATCCACACTCCACCTGGTCTGTATAAGTATGAGTACTCCATCTGGTTCCAGTCGGGTGTAAGCGGTGGAGTCGAACCAGTCTCTTATTGCCTGTTTCCTTGCAGGGCTAAGTGCCTCCTCAGCGTTCTTAATAGGGTCGTCGATTATCAGGACATCGGCACCTCTACCAGTAATTGAACCACCAACACCTGCAGTGTTCATGCCACCCAGATGATTTTTAATATCCCATGAGTTTTTTGCTTTACTTTTCTTATTTACATGTATATCCCAGTATTTTCCATATTCATCCACTATATCCCTGGCTTTCATACCAAAACTGGCAGCAAAATTGGCTTCATAAGATGTGAATAGTACCCTATGGTCTGGTTTGTTAATCAGGTACCAGGCTGGGAATATTGTGGATGTGGTTAGGCTTTTACCGAACCTTGGAGGCATATTAATAACTAACCTTTTGATTTCACCATTCAATATACCTCTAAAAGCCTCTGCAATCTCTAATAGGTGGGGTGCAAATTTGTATTTGGGGTATACGAATTTGGCAAATGATGGGAAATGTGCTTTAATAATGGCAAGTTCTTTCTGTGTCAGTGGCATATTCAGTCACTCTTTATCGTTTTTTGCTACTTTTTCATTAAGTGCCTTCCAAATTTCATCATCCTCTTGTATCATACTAATGACATTTTCATCGTATTCCCTGTTGATTTCATCCATGAGTTTCTTATCCAGTCCTCCATTTAATTCAAGGTAGAGGTTGACAAATTCTTTGAATTCTTTTACATTTCGTATTTTGAATGGTGTTTCACCGTATTGGAGTGGTTGGAATACTTCTTTGGTGAGTATGGCAAGGATTGCTTTTTTTAGGGTTTCTATGACTTGTGGTGCTGTGGCAAGGTTGGCTTCCCTTATCTTATGGGTTACTGCCTGGTTTCTTTTCTCTATTCTTTCATTCCATTTGAGTTCTTTCTGCCATTTCATTAATGTGCCGACTGGTATCCCTGTTTCCTGTGCAAGGTCTTTTATAGACCTTTTTTCACCCATTTCATAGTATAATTCAAAGGCTTTTTCTTGCTGGGGTGTCTCACTTTTCATGCTTTATAACCTCACCACAATTGGGGCAGATTATCTCTATATAGTCGCTATGACTGTACTGTTCATGGTCTTCATCATAGTCTTCTTTCTCTATTATCCCTGCCTCTTTTTTTATTGCTTTTTCCACTGCTTTGCTTATGGTGTCTTCTGTTATTTCATCTTTGAAGAGGTCTGGGTCGATTTCTGGGATGTCGGAATTTTCTATTTCTATGTCGCTTAACATGACATCTAATTCAAAGTCTGCCAGACCTGTAAGTTCTAAATCAAAATTAGTTTCATTTAATTGTTTAATGATGGTTTCCAGTTTATCTTCATCAAAGAAACCACCTATGCGGTTCATTGCAATGTTTAAGGCTTTTTCTCTGTCCTCATCGATGTCTATTACTATGCAGTCGATTTCTTTGTATCCCAGGAATTGTAGTGCTTTGTATCTATGTGAACCTGATACTATGTGATTGTTTCTTTTGTTGACTACTATGAGTTCCAGGTAACCATTGGTTTCAATGTTCTTGATTAGTTTCTGCATTTCTTCTTCTGGAAATATTCTGGGGTTATATTCTGGGATTTTAAGTGTGCTGAGTTTTAGTTTCTGTATTTCCACCATTTTAATCACATTAAAAAGAATGAATTATTAGGAGAATTTGGCTATTAAGCCTATGATGATTGTTGCGATGGCTATTATCCAGCCTACATAGGATTTGAAGCGTTGCATGTTGTCATCTGATAGTTCATCGATTTCTGTTTCCAGGTCTTTTATGCGGTCTTTGAGTTCTTTTATCTGTATTTCTTTGACTGTGTTGAGTTCTGACTGTACGGCTATGAGTTTTTCCTCTATTCTTGCCCTGTCCTCTCTACTTAATGTTATTTGTTCATTGAGTAGGTCAATGTATTTTTCAAATTTATCTATTTTTTTATCTATATTTTCAAGGTCGCGTTTTATGAGTTTGTAGAGTCCTGCGATGTCTGTTTTTTCACATAACCCGCATTCACTGCTCATCCAGTATCTCTCCTTCTGAATCGCTGACTATCACTTCTGGGTATAGCATGTCCAGTATTGCTACGATGATTGTTGCTGCGGTGAGTGCTATCTGCTGTGTCTGGTCTGCAGGGATAGTGATTATTAGGGGTAGTAGTATAAGGAGGATGTCTGAGATTACTGTGGTTATTGTACCTTTGTTTATTTCCATATTATCACCTCAATCTTTTTTTATTGGTATTCATGCAGTACTTGGTCTGCATGGTAAAATTTAGGGTTAATGTGAAGGTTTTTATTGATATCAAGTCTTAGGAATGATTCTGGGATTATCGGTAAAGTCATCTGGTGTGCATAACTGTTATCGTATTTCAGGAAATGTCCTGTTAGTCCATAGTATTTTCTTTTTAATCCATTGTGGGTTCTTATGGGTACGCTGTTGAATCTGCAGCGGTGTAAGTGTCCTGATAGGATTATGTCGGCTTCTATGTGCATGTTTTCTCTTATCATTTTTCCTTCGGCAAGGTCATCCCTTTGTGCTGAACCTTTGCCATGTTTACCGTAAACTACCAGTTCCTGGTCGTTTATGAGTATCCTGTCAAAGAAATCAAAACAAACATCTGTTTTTAGTGCTCTGCCGACATGGCTTAAAACATTGTAGTCATAGTCTTTGAGTAGTCTGGCTTCATGATTTCCTATGACTATTTTTCTTATGTATTTCTTGTAGGGTTTTAGGTAGGATATTATTTCATCTAATTGTTCATCTGTGGTTTTTACAGTTTTGTAGGCACTGTTCCCTACTCTGAGGGATGCACATTCGATTATGTCACCCAGTAGGTACATTATTTTGTGGCTTTCTATTTCATCAAACCTGTCAAGGAAATAGTTGAAGTATGCTTCATTAAAGTGGCTGCTGCCTATGTGAATGTCGCTTACTGGGAATATGTAGAGTCTTTTACTGCCTGTTAATCTGATACTGTAGTCTTTCATGGGTATACCATCCAATAGGGAAAATGAGAGAAAAATGAAGTTATAAGTTATAAGTTATAAGTTATAAGTCGATTTTTATTAAATTATTTGAGTCCTAATAATTGTTTCTGTCGCTTAATAGCCTTATATTCCTTTTCGAAGTCTATTTCACCATTCTTATCTTTTATTGGTTCTTCTTTGAGGTTTGTTTTTAGGCTGCCAAGTTGTTTAGCGTCGTAAAAGTCTTTGTTTTCCATTCTTCGTTTCCTTATACTGGTGGCGTTGATTATGTACTGTTTTAGCCTGTAACATTCTTTGTCACAGTACTTTTGATGTCCGTGTCTGGGAATGAATTCTTTACCGCACCACTGACAGATACGGGGTTCTTTGTTCATGTACCTTTTCTTATTCTTACAATGAGAACTACAATAAATGGCGTCTCTACGCTTCGCTTTAAATCTTCTACCGCATATAGGACATTCTTTAAGGTATATAGTCATTCATCATCACCATTTAGAAAATCCTGTAGTGTAGAATTCTTTTCAGTGTAACTTGGTATGTGCCTGTACAGTGTCCCATTATTAGATAAACCAATAGGTACCTTGGTAAGATTAATGCTGAACTCAGAATTGCATGGAATTAGGGTTTTAACTTCTCTAATATCAGCATTTACATATAATAATAAGTCTTTGAAGAAACTGCAGTGATTACAATACTTGATATCCTTTTTAAGTTCTCTCTCAACTTTTTCTTTACCATATAACTTTTTACTGTTATATGAGTCTTCTCTGCAGCATATATGAAGCGTTTTAGTTGATTGCATAATTATTTACCTCTTTACCTGGTAATAGAATGGCATGAGATAATTTTTATTCCCTGGTTTTGTGTGGTACCTGATTATCCCAGTATCGGTTTCTGCCTCCACTACAAATGTCCTTGGATAGTACCGTATTTTCCTGACATCACCGTGTCGTATGCTTATCTGTTCATACCAGTACACATCGTACATTATATCATCCTATAGAGTTTGTTAAGTGCCCATTTCTTTGTAATAATGGCTTCCTCTTTTGTTTTGCAGGTTTTGATGACTTTTTGTTTCCCTTTGATTGTTAATCGTACATACCAGCGGTTTCCTTTTTTATATATGCATGGTTCTGGTGCATTGTCAGGTCTGTTATGTGAGTTTTTCCGTTTAGGGATTAACCTGAGGTTTTTCAGGGTGTTATTCAAGCCATTCTGGTCTTTATGGTCTATGACAAAACCGTCCCTTGCATAATATGTGTGTAATCTGAGGTATCCGAACTTTTTAGGCTGACTGCACATCACATATAAAGACTTACCTTTTTTAGGGACTTCTATGTACCAGTCATAGGATTCTACCAGTTCCTTATTCCCTTTACAGTACAGGAACTTGTAGTGCTTCTTCCTTGTTTGTCTATTGTATATAAAAGTTTGACAGACCTCGCAATGCTTACATAAATTAATCTCATGCAAAATAAAGTCCCCCCCCTGCAGGTAGATAAAAAAATATGAATTAGTAACAGGGTTTGAAGTGTAATGCGATGAAGATGATGTTAAAAGACTGAACTAAAAAAGAATGAAGGTCTGTATTATTCTCCAGGATTAAATCAAAATAAGAATCAGGTAAATAGAATTTCCCTTTATCCCTTGAAATGCGGGATTCTGGGACATTCCTTAACTTTTTATCCCTTTTAATCCTGACTTTAAGGAGGCTGAAATCGTGCTTTTCCAGCATTTTCAGTCCATTATCATCTATCACATATACATTAATAGTGTCTTTACAAATATCATCACTAAAAACACAGTACCTTATTGGTCGATTCAAGGCTTCATCAAACCATTCAGTGTAAGCCAATGGTTCATATTTCTTTAATAGTTCATCCATTTTTTCAGGTGAATGGAATATGTGTTCATCATCATTTTCATCCCTTACTGGTCTATCAGTATGGGATTTCACCCTGTACCATCCTAATTCATTAAGGTATCTGGCAAGGGTGGATTTCCCTGTGCCAGATTCACCTGTAAGGCAAATAATCTTCATACAACCTCACCTTAAGTATGAATGTAAATTGTTACTGTAGACTCTGAATTCACCTATCTTTGTACTGGTTTTCCCTGCAATGTATTTAGCGACCTCTGAGAGTGCACACATGTTCGGGTAATAGGCTTCAATGTCATGACTTCTAAACAATACTGTAGTAAAGAGCATGTTATTCCGTATCTGGAATTGCACATGGTTCATGCAGGGTATATCATCCAGTTTAGTATCGATTTCTGGTCTATACAGTACCATTACTGCCCTACGGGTGTTAGGATTCTCTTTAAGTTTATTCACCACATAATCGTACTGGTTATCCATTAATAGGCGTTCACCGTAAGTGTAGATGAATCCCTGGGTATTGTCCTTGAAGAACTGGTCTATATACTTATCCAGTTTATCTCCTTTCCAGTATGGGTGATTGGTTGGGAATGGGTTTTTAATTATTGACACTACATTCAGTAGTTCTTTTACCTGTCCCCTTTCAGAATCTTCTATAATTCCTTCTTCATTGATGAGTTTCTTTAATCCTATTTCTACACACCTGATGTTTGTGCCTACCACACAGTAGGGTTTATTTCTTGATTGATAGTAGTATAGCATTATTTTTCACCTACAGATTGAGCATGTTCCTTTATGGTATTTGAGTAGTTTGGAGGGTGTTGCAAGGGTTTGTCCATTGTAGACTCCATTGTATGGGTCTGCATTTTTTACTGGGTGGAAACTCACCTGTGCAATTGGTTCGTTCGGGTCTAACACTACTACATTATCTGAGGCGTTGAACAGTTCATAGGTTATCTGTCCTTCCCATCCAGCGTCTATTAGCCCTGCATTGTTACTGAATAGTCCCATTCTACCTATGCTTGACCTTGTATGTAGTATTCCTGCTACTTCTTTGGAGAATTTGAAGTATTCGGGTGTATAGCCAAGCAGAAACTCTTTGGGTTTGATGATTATCGGTTTGGTATCCCTTACCAGATTACCCTGTTCGTCATAAAGTTTAGTTGATAATCCTACATCGTAAGTATTAGGCTGTACTCTATCAGGATTGTATGGATTAATGCTTATCAATCCTTTTCTGATGTATTCTTTGATTTGATTCCCAGATAACACGGTGCACACTTCCACATTGTCCTGTTATATACATAGGTTTTGAACATCCTGTGAATGAGGATGACTTCTTCTTCAGTTAAAAAAAGGTTAAGTAAAGGGTAATGGTATCCTATGTGTCCATCGATAATCTGGACTGGTAACTCAACCTTTTTGTTCTCTTTATTATCAAATAATTGTATGAATACGCTGGAATCCCTGAATAATTCCCTGAGGTACTCAAATTCCTCTTTATTCATCACTTGGTGGTTGTCCATGGAGTTTACGGTATAATTGATTTGTCTATATATGTTGTCAAGGGTGTTATAAATGTATTTGATGTAATCGACCATGTCCTGTTCTGTGTGTTCATAGTACTCTGCATAATTGGCAAATATTATAGCCCTCACATTGTATGCGGCGGCTAATCTCTCAACTAAATCAGTGTTCTCCTCATATTTAATCACATTCTCCATACTAATCCCTTAATTTGAATGGGTACTCAATTATGTACTTAATTCCTGATTTTGATAATGGCGTCATATCGGCTCTTCGTATAATCATATTGTAAACCTGATAATCCACAAATTTGTCTATGGCTTTTTTAAATTTCTCTTTATCAGTATAGGTGAGGAATACTTTGCAGTAGAGGGAATCAAGGCTGAAATTCACATTTATTTCTTCAAATTCCAGTTCTGGGTACATTTCCTTGAATTCTTTAATCACCATCTTTTTTAAATCCAGCACCTGCATATTATTCATCTTTACCACCTATCCTGTTCTATGATTACATATTTAGCCTTTGAAGTCATTATCATCCACATTGCAAAGAGTTTACTCTTCAGACTCTTACACTCCACACTAAACTGCACTGGTCTACCTAAATTCATATATACCAACTCCACAATTTACAACTAAAAAAATAGGTTTTTATTAAAAGAAATCAGTGAGAGATTTCTGGATATGTTTCTCAGGTAAAGCAAGTTTCTTCAGAATCCTCTCCACCTGAACATTAATCCATTTACGGTCTATCACATACCCATTATCCAGACTGAAATCAGCACAAGGTTCATGAGTCATCGGGTACAGGATAACCCTCCTTTTACCCTTAACCTTATTAATAATCTGGTAAACCTTACAGGCATAATGATAGAAACCCCAATCAGGTTCACCCAGTCCATTCTCCAGCATATAACTACTATCATCCCAGATATTAATGGGTTCTCTTCTGGGTTTATGCTTAATACTGAAATAACTGAGTGGTTCAGTACTAATCTTTTCAGCAATAAAACCCTCTAATTCCTCTCTAATCTCAGATTTATATTTACATCCATCAAAGAGTACCAGTTCCAGTATCTTATTGGTTACATCTGCCTGAAACTGACTATTCTTTTTATTATGGAATGAGGCACCTTTAAGGTACATCTTACCATTTTTCAGGTAAGCATAATTGTTCTTATTAACAATCCATAGTTTCTCATAGAGTCCTTCAAATTCCAGTTGTATATACTTGTTTTCTGTCCCTGTAATGTCCTGCCATGCCTGATTCACAATTTCCTGTATAGCCTTATCTGTTATGCAATTATCCTCTGGGAACTGCAAGAATAATGAATCAGTCTTACCATACACTGTTTCAATATCCAGTATCTCCTTCAATAGTCTGCTGGTTCTCCTAAGGAGGTTTCTACCCACATAAGTGACTGTACCTGCCAGATGGGTGCCTCCAAGGATGAATTTAGCGGTTTTCTGTGATAATATCCCATAAATACTGTTGGCAAGGATTTTCACCGCTAACTGTTCATTATCCTTACCCTCAGCCTTATACTGTTTCCTCAGATTAAGCAACTCAGAAATATAAGTGTCAAGGACTCCAGGCTTATCATTCATCAAAGCCTCAGGATTTATAGTCATATTTATGTCTTTATCATGGGATTCCCGTATAACATCCTCAGAATAGTTCTCTGGTGATAAGCAAAGATTCCTGATAATATTTGGGTATAGGGAATTGAAGTCATAGACTCTAACATCATAGTATATACCATCATTGTTGAAATTGTATCCTCCACCAAAATCACCACCATAATCCCTAAAGACATGTGTAACTACTTTTTTATCCTCAAATAGTCTCTTATTATAGAAACAGTTACCTATATGACTGTTTGAGTGGATTTTATCCCAGTCACACCATGTTAATTCCCATAAGACTTTGAGGAAATTCTCCATGTCCAGTTTCTCATATATTTCCCTGGTAACCCTCACATCCTGAATGTTATACTCCACCAATTCCTTGAACCTACCCTCCTTCCAAAGTTTAACTGGGTTATCAACCTCTAATTTCCTGGATACACCCAGTTGTTTAGCGATACTATCCAATGAACCACTATAAAAGAGTTTATTAGCGATTCTCATTACATCCTGTTGAATATAGTTTCTGGAGTTGAAATTAATTCCCAGTAGATTGCAGCGGGTTTCAAGGAAATCAGTGTCGAACCCTATACTATTGAACCCTATTAGACTCAGGATATTATTGTCAGACAGGTACTTGATGAAACCCAATATACAGTCTTCTTCATCCCCATCCTCACCTTTATTGAGAGTATAATATTCTTTACCAGTATAAGAGTCAATCCAGCAAATACTGGTTATTTCACCCTCCAATGGATTCAGGGATGTTGTTTCAATATCATAAAATACTGCCCTTGGAGGTTCAGGATGTATTTTATGGAAATACTGTAATTTAGCCGCTGTGACATAATCATACCCATATTTATCCTCTAATATGCAAGGGACTGGTTTATCAGGTATGAATTCTTTTCTACCCTTACATAATTTCATTTTTTTACCTGTAAAGATGTCAGTGAAATCTCCATTCTCAGATTCCACTACCCACATCATCTTTTTAGGTACAACTCTCCTTTTCAGTTCTCCATCCTGATACCACTTTAAAACTATCTTATTTGGGAAAATTCTTACATTTATCATACACCAAACACCACCATTTAAAAAAAGGAATGATTAATTAGAATTCATAAAACTCAGAATCTTCAAAACTATTATATCCATCAAGGATTGACAGTTCTGGGATTAATGGTTCACTGTAGTCAAGGCTTGGTAATGTCATAACCTCATAATCCTGTTCAATTTCCAGTTCAAAGTCGGAAATATCCCCTACATAAACCAGTTTTTTACGGGATTTCTTGGCTTTAATCTTTTTTAACCCAATACTTACCTTGAAATCCTCTATAACATCATCTATCATTGTCCCGTATCGTTGCTTGGCAAGGTTAATGTATCCGGCATCTAATTCGAGCTTGTTAATGTAACTAATATTGTTTTTAATGTAGAATAGGACTGGTGTGAACCTGTCGGGTGCGTATTTGTCTGGTATCCTCCAGTACCCAATGTATTCCCTCATCTTTTTTAATGTGTCCCTGAGTTTATCCTCCTTCCTTTTCACCTCTGAAACTATATTGTTGAGTTCAGTGGTAGCATAGTACTTATCAAGGAGGATTTTAACTGTGAAGAACTTATTAGATTCCTCTATAATTTTATCTTCATACATATCCGTCCCATGACTCTCCAGTAATTCAAAGAAATGGTCTTTAATTTCATGCTCCTGTATAACCTCATATTCATCAAGTAATAGTTCAAGGAGGTTCAGGCTATGTATGTCCATGTCGAAGGATGCCAGTGTAAGGTTATCCTCATACATTAAGGAGAAATAGTTTATCATGTCTTCGACTGTGACAAATATCCATTTCTCACCATTAATCTCGTAAATATCCTTATTGGGTAGGTTTAGGAGTGCAAGGTTTCTAACCAGGTAATCCTGTTTTTTTCCTATTCTACGGTAGAGTTTATTGTTTTCAAAGAGTTTCTGTAGGAATGGTAGGTATGGGTTGAATACATTAATGTCGTCATAGTTGATTATAAATTCAACATATCCCCTTATCTGTCGCTTATGGTACTCTATTTCCTTTAATTCTTCATCTGTGAGTACGCTGGTGGCTAATTCAAATTCTTTAAAATCTTCATGGTTCCTAATGTTAGGTGTGTAGGTTATTCCCCTACTGGTGTCTTGGTCTGATACTTCTTTATTGTTAGCTACTTTGGAGTAGCATAGTGCTGTGCCTCCGTATAGTTCGATTGGCATTACTGATAATCCATCGGGTGCTGTTTTCTGTGATTTGTAGTAGCCTTCACTGTTCAGGATTTTCACTATGCTGAGGACTTCTGCCATGACTTCCTGTGCTACTTCTTCCCCTAAATCTCCAAACCTGACCGTTTTGTTCTGGAATATGTATGGGTCTTCAAGTGCCAGGTTTTTAAATCCTGCAGCAGTTGAACCATTGAGTATCATCCAGTGTTTGTCGCTTATGAGTTCACAGGCACATTTTTCTACATGTGATTTTCCTGTTCCGCTGGCACTCTCAGAGATGATGTTCATGGGTTCTCCTTTAGCGGTGGAAATCATTGCAAGGAGGACTTTAATGATGTTTCCTTCTTCTTTGGCACTGATTAGTCTGCAGACACTGGCTATATAGGAGATTACATTCCTGTTTTCCTGTTTAAATTTATTGTAGAATTGTTCCCCTATTATCTGGAGTTCTCTGTATTCATTTTCTTTTTTATTGACTATTGCCTGTTTAGTGTTCTCTATCTTTTCCAGTACGATATTTTCCAGTTTTATGAATGTGCTGCTGACCAGGCTGGTGTTTTCATCCTTGGTTTCTGGTGTCCCATAAATGATTTTATGTGGTTTTGTGAACATATTAGCATTTTGGGACTGTTCTGTGGGTGGTTTGGGACTTATACGGCTGAATACTTCTATGAATTTGTCATCCTCTTTCTCATATATTTTGTATTCCCATTTTTTATCTTTGAGTGTAAGGGATAGTTTTACTTCCATTGTGATTTTAGGGTTAACTTTTAATTCTACAATTTCTTCAGCCGTATAATTCCTCATCTGAAGCCCTCCTGTCTTAATAATTCTTTATAATGGCTTATACATTCCTTATAATACTCTATAAGCCAGTAATCATCATCGGTTAATACTCCTGATTTCAGGATATTCTTTATTTCAGCTGTATCCTTATCAATACGCTTAAGGTAAAAAAAGACATCCTCTAACATGGTAGACAACCACCCAACGCTGAAAAATAGAAAAGTAAATAAAGGATAAACTAATAATTAGAATATTGTAGAACACCGGAAAATAATAAGGAATAAGGGATAATTTCCCTTATTCTCCTATTTCTATGTCGCTGAAGATGAACCTGTAGTAGTTGAAGTTTCCATCATCGACTTCTTCTGCTCCAACTTTGCCGTATTTGACTTTATCAAGTGTCTCCTGAAGTTTACCCCAATCGATGTCAAAGTAATCGGTTTCCCCATCTCCTGTAAGTGCATATATGAGTGGGTAGAGTTTGTTGCGTCGGCCGATAGTTACAACATCTTTTTTAAATGGGAATCTGAACTGTATTGTTAGGCGTTCTTCAAGTTCATCATTATAGATGTTCAGGAATGCTTTTGTTACTTTGTCATTATCGTATTCAAATTCCATGATGTCTGAGAGTCTCATCCCTGAGAACTCATACATTTCACCATCCTCATAGATGTCAGCAATGTCTATTGGTTCAAGTTCCTCATAGTCCATCCTTGCCCTGTCCAGTTCAGATACTTCTTTCCTTTCCAGTTCACCAACAGTCTTTTTAACTACAAAATCCATAGTTTTACCTCCAAAATACATGTTTTTTTATGAAATTGTGGTTTTAGTTTAGGTTGTTTAGTTCAAATATGCGGTTTCTTGCCTGTGTTATATGGTAGTGTGCTTCTTCATCTGTTACAACATTGTATAAAAAGTTGAATGCTAACTTAAGAATGTCAAGTTCGATGTCAAGTTTTGAGCACTCATACTGGTATACCAGTTTCAGTGCCTCATCCTTTATCTTATCTGTCCTGTAACCTCTTCTAATCTTACGATTCATGTCTAATGGGTTTCTTATCTTTTTTAGTCTTTCTCTTAGTTGTTCTCTTGATAGTTTGAACATCCTGTGTTACCTCCTTATTTATATTAGATATTTCATCAAATGATACACTGCCAAAGTCAACCAGTTGACTTATTGCCCGTAAACAGGCTCTGGTGTGTGCCGTTCCTATAATGTCTCCAGCACCTTTTTTACCCTTTTCATTGCTTGAAGCGCCACTATAACCATCTGATATTTCACCATTGGGTAGTTTTGCCCGTACATGGAACCAGGCAAATTTAATTGAACCCTTTTCATTGTAGACTATGTCATGTTCTACGGTTTCAAGGGTTATCCCAAAGGCTTTTTTTAATTTATAGTACCCTGATTTCACCATGAATGTTTGTGTCCCATTTTTACCCTGTAGTACATGGTAATCGGTTTCATCCATGATTTCCTGTTTGAGTGCCTCCAGGTATTCCTGGTATTTTTTTATTTCATCGACAGTTAGGTACTGGTTGTGCTTATTGAGTATTTCCTGCATTTCTTCATAATTGATTTGAGGCATATGTAGCACCTCCTCAATTAAAGGCGAAAAAGTTAAAGGTAATGGTATTTAAATGTTACGGTTGTGTACCATTACCTATTTTTTTAAGGGTAGCTCTAACCCTCCAATTCTTATCTTTACCTGTGACACCGCAGTAATCAGCACCACAGTATTTACATGTCCATTCACCTTCAGGCACTCTTTTAGGGTTAAACCTGAGTCCACCATGCTTTTTACATAATGGACAGTAGTTTTCAAATTCAACATAGGTTAGTTTGTATTTAACTCCTCTTTTGGAGGGATATGCATAGGCTGCCACTATATCTGAATCGTTAGTTTTGACTTCATGAACACCATTTTTTATTTTCTTTGCATAGTATGCTGAGTCTCCTGTGTTCATTGCTGTCACTACCATTAATCCTATGGTTAAAAGTGCTAAGTATTGTCGCTTAATCTAATCACCTCAAATGTTGAACCGTTTTCTATCTACAAATTCTGCTTTTTTACTATCATTCCATCCAGAAACCTTTTGCACGTATCCTGTTATCCTATCATAGATTTCAATGTCATAGGAGTTACAATTTGGACATTCCATGCCTCTGAATTGTGTGTGGCATGATTTGCATATACAGAATACTGTGGTGAATGCCCAAAATCCAGTATCGGTTTTATCTATGATTTTACGGGTTAGGCTTTTTAATCCCATTGGGTGACTGATTTCACCCATGAACAGATTCAGGATGTTTCCACCTTGGGTTTTACGGTGGAATGGTGCTTCAATTACAATCTTATCGATTATATTTGTTTCAGAATTTACAGGGATATGTGTGCCATTAGTGTAATAATAGGCACCTTTAATCCCTTTGACATTAGAAACACCTCCATACATCTTTTCATTAAGGTTTGCAAATTTACCAGCGGTTGATTCAGCGGGTGAGGCGATTACAGTCCACCTGTACCCTGTTTCATCCTTTAATTCCTGTGCTTTGCGATTAATAAAGTCAAGTATTTGGTGTGCTTTGTATTCATTGAAATATCCATCAAGTAGTTCAACTGCTTCATATAGTCCCACTATACCAAATGATAATGTACCATTCTCTAATCGGTAGTAGGGTTCACCATTCACATCCTTCTGGGATAAAAACTTTAAATGGTAGTGTTTATCCAGGTATTTCTTTGCTAATTCCCTCCTTTTTAGGAGTATACCTGCAGCAATATCCATATAATACTCAAGTTCAGAATAGAAATTCTCATAATCAATAGCATATCTTGGTAGATTCAGTGAAATGTAATTAATGTTTCCTGTTCTGATAACATCCTGTTCCCAGTCTCCAGTCCAGTTAGTTGCTAATCTGGTTCTGCAACCCATCATAGTCGCATAATTATCATCAATAGGCTGTGCAAAGTAGGGTAATCCAAATTTAGCAATCAGGTGAAATAAATCATCCCAGTCATCCAGATTTGTCCCTCTATTCACCTGGAATACACTGTTAGGAAATAGGTGTGGTTTTCCATTCCCATCACCCTCCATCATCACATCTATGTAGGAGTGTGCTATCCTCTCCATTTCATCAATGTAATCACCATACACTCCTACCTGTTTGCCTGCAAACCATGCTGGTTCATCCATTAAGAAATCAGGCATGGATAGGTCAATATTTATACTACTGAATATTGCCTGTCCACCCCTACTAACATAACTCATGTTCAGGTTAAAAATAAACATCTGCATTGCCTGTTTAAGGGTTTCATCATCCACACCCTTCACATAGGGTGCCAGGAATACATTGAAGAATGGTATGGATTGTCCACCGCTCATATTGGTCTGTCCCGCACCCATTATTTGCCCTGCATGGTTTATGAGGGTATAAAGGTTCTTGGCAGGTTTAGCCATGCTGGTGTGTAGTCCATCTCCATCAACTTTTACCCCATTCCTGATAAAGAACCTCAAGTCGTGCTGCAGACAGTTTAATGGTCTGTAAAGGAAATATTCCATGTCATGGATGTGTATCCATCCCTCTTTATGGTATTTAACTTCATAGGGTGTTAATAGTTTCTGGTAAGCAATTCTCTTAGTTACTTTATCTGCAGCATACTTATGAAACATTTCAGGGTTGGGTGACATGTTAGCATTATCTCTTATATCTTCAAGGATATCCATCATGGTTTAATGCCTCCAATCAAGTTTTCTATATAAAAAAGTAAGGGAATGGGATGGTTTGACACCTCTTTTTTTAGGCTAAAGTTACCGCTTCAACTTGTTTTGCCATTGTGGATGATAGTGTTTCTATTAGGAAATTTAGGGATGATTCTTTACTTATGATTACTGTGTAGCCATTATTGTATTCATAGTGCTGTGTCACCATGTCATAGTGCTTGGTGCAGTATTTGAAGAAATTATTAGCTGATTCATCATCCATTCCAAAGGTGAATTCAAGTGCTTCAGTGTCTGTCAGGTTCACATCTTTTATCCTGAATTCATTGTTTTCTATCATGTAGACTTTATTTTGGATAGTAACCCTTAATTTGTCCCTGATTTTAACTATGTCCATCATTTTCAGTCCCTCTTACTCATTTCTGATAGGTAGGCTTCCATTGCAGTGATTTTATCCAGGATTTCCCCTACATCGTACTCAGCGATTCCTGCCACTACATGGTCTAACTTGAGGCACTCTTTATCCAGTTCATCGATGATTTCAGGGACAACATATTTACCTGCCCTTAAACCATCTATAATATGTGCACCAACACCACATTGGGATAGGGTAGAACACCAGTAATCATTGTCAAATTCTACCCTACCATCTCTTTTAACTACAAACTCCATACTAATCTACCTCCACTAATTTCTTTTTAAAAAAATAGAGAGTGAGAGTCCCCTCTTACATGTAAAAAAGGATTCTAATGATTATCAGCAATCTTGAATGTTAAAAAAATGATTACATGTTAATGGGTTCTAAAGAGTAGAACCCCCGGTCACAGAGTAGCACCCTGCACGCCATCTTTATATACCCCCGCAAAAATTTGACAGCACGATTATAATCTTCTATGCCCGTAATCACATCATCTGCAAGATGTTCTATGTATTGTAGAACATTTTGCAGATTAGGTAGTCTCTGTAGTACTTCATGTACTTCATCTTTGGACATGAGATATGCGATTATATGCATATCTGATGTCTTTATGTCGACTGTATAACCCTTTCCTGACTTAAATACCTGCATTTCCAATCTAATCACCTCTTGGATGATATTATTTGTGTTATATGTCCATGAGTGTGTAGATGTTTCTACCATGGACTTTTCTCACTGTGAACCTGCCATCATGTTTAAGGAGGTAAGGCATTTTGGCAGGTGTTAGTGTACGGTGCATACCAGGTGATAATCTGGATTTAACAATATCATAGCATTCATTAGCGGTGTATATACCACCATTTTCTGTCATATACAGGTAAAGGTAGTCTTTAACCTTTTCCTTGGATGACAGTTTAATGTATCTGATTTTATCCTGTTTCCTTACCCAGTATTCCCTTTTATTACAGGGTTCAAGTTGCATTTTGCAGAACCCAGCCTCCTTAATCGCTGCACTAATATCTTTAACAGTGCATTTGTATCCATCTTTGTGTAACTCATTTTTTAGGTCATATATGGATGTGAATGGTTGCATTTCTATTGCTTTAGTTACTATCAAAGTCTTTTCCTCCAGAAATTCAGGATAATATCAGTTGGTTTGATGTCCTTAGCCCCACCAAAGCCATGTAAGTACCTACTTATACAATCTATATGAACTTTAACCCCAAAATCTGTTGGTTCACCTCCAAGATAGGTTATTATTGGAATACGACATAATATGCACCCAGAATAAGTACAATCGTATTCACCTGTAATAAAACAATACCAGTCATTCACTGCTTGATTATGAGAAATTTCAAACCATCCATCATCAAGTGTTCTGATAGTAACAGGATGTCCAAACCCCTCATTAATCGTAAGGGTGTATTTATCCTCCATTACAGTCACATCATCATATTCACTGGTTATGATTTCAACCAATCTATTAAAGTAGTACCTATCATCTTTAATTACATAATTGCTTTTGAATCGTATCCCCCCTTAAAATAGTTCTTATTTAAGTAAACCCCTACTATTTTACCATCTTTTACTTCAAAGACATAAATCTTGAAACTCTTATCCAAATCCAAACTTATACTATGCACTAATTTTGTAATGTAGTAACTTGCCGGGAATAGGATAAAATTATAGAAACACCACTTGAAATTATCCCTATCAATAGTATCAAGTAAAGGGAAATCTATCTTGAAATTGTCCGGTTCAACCTCAAAAGTAACTGTTAGGTATTCATCAAAAGTATAACCGGATATGATATAATTACGGTTAGCCTTATACAATTCGATGAACAATGCCTTATATGGTTCTGGGACACTATCAATAAGGTAATTTATGGTTTCACCTATAAGTAACTCCTTATCATGGGTTAGTAAATCCTCTCCAAGTTTGAACCAAGCATCAAGGATTTCTGTATTATCAAATATGTCAGTGTCAACATTTTCAGCGGTTTTCTTCAGTGTTTTGAATGTCTTTTTATCTACACTATCCATTCTGTAGAAACCATCTTGCACTTTATTCTGTCTTTTCAAAAGATTCATTTAAATCACCTTTATTTTAGTAGAACAGCAATTATCATTAGGATTATTACTGTAGAGGACACTATAATGTTATTCCAGTTAACCCCCAGATTATCCCATCTCATCATCCAACACCTTTATGAATTTTGGGTCTACCATGAAATAAATACCGTAACTCATGGTGTAATAGGCTAAACCAATAATTTTACCATCATTCACCAATTCACCCCATAGGAAATCTTTTATCCTGTCAAGGTGGTCTGGTGAGAATTCATCATCGCTTATCACTCTATCACATTCAGGTGAAATCATGTAAAAGAATTCACTGAGTGTAAAAGATTCCTTTAAGACATCCTCTATCCTCTTAAGTTTATCCTGTGTTAAATAAAAGTTGATGTCAGGGTAATCATAGAATCTGATTAGCCCTGATGGTAAAACCTCAGTTTTCCATTTCATACTAATATACCTCCTTCACTATAAGGTGAAAAAATTCAAAACACTCATATATACCTTACGGTTCCTCACTATTAACATCGTAATCCAGGTAATAACCCATCAATTCAATGGCTTCAGCACCCAGATTCACATAATACTCATCACCATCCTTATCCAGTTTAAGATGATACTCCACCATCTGGATACCATACCTAAACAGTAACCCATCCTCAACTACATTATAACCAAACTCACCCTTCAAACCAAAATCATCCTTATAATAATCTAATAGGAAAAGGAGTTCATCCCCTATCTCATTACGACTACTAAAGGATTGAATATAACACAAACTCATGAAATCAAGATATGTATCAAAATCCTTTTCATATTCCCCAGAAATATCCACATTATGGAGGAATGTGATTTCCTCAGTATTCAGGTCTGGGAAATCCTCTATAATATCCAGCATATACTCCTTATCCTCAAGATTATTTATCCCCTTACTGGCTTTACACAGTAGCACTTTAAAAAAAGTGTATGGATTCATATACTCACCCCTTTTCAAGTTTGAACCATTCAGTTTCATTGAATGGTACAGCAACACAATCAACGATTTCATTATTTATATCTGTGAAGAAAACCACTCCAGCATATTCAGCCGTATCCAAATTCACTTCAAGGAGACCTAAATCATCTAAATCATCTCCAGCATACCATTCACAATCACAAACCTTATTCTCTCTCACAAACTCTATTATACTTTTAAAGAGGCTTGCTGGTGCCCCAACACTCCATTTTTTATTGTCATATACAGTGAGAGTGTTCATGAATAACATTCCAAGTCTCTCTTTATCCTCATCCTTAACAAAGAATGAGGTTTCAGCGTAATCCTCATTATCTATATCGCTCCACCCTTCAAACTTATAATTATACCTCCTTATCCTAACTACCCAGTCAAAATTCTTCATCCTGGGTGCAGGTATAAATTCCATTTCAAGTCCGTACTGCAGGTACCCATCTATACTATAAATCATATCCAGTTTTTCTTCAACCATAACATATACCTCCCTACACTAAAAGATGAAAAAGTTCAAAACACCCATATATAAACCTTACGGTACACCAGACACAACACCAAAACACCACAAAACCCACCCAGAAACACCACCACATATACACCAAACCAACACCAAAACACACACAAAACAACAAAACAAAACCAACAAATAAAAAAAACAAGAAAAACCATAAAAACAGGAGAAAAAAGAGGAAAAAAGAGGAAAAAGGGAAAAAAGGAATAATGTGTACAGACTTGGTTGGGTCTGGACGCAAGGGGTCCCACTTGGGATTTTTTTAGTGGTGGTGGGGTATATTGGCGTTCTGAGGAATATGAGGCGGTTAGACGACTAAATAATCGGTATCGTGTGGTTTTGATATCTTCGTAATGTTCGGTATAGATATATATAGCGAAGTTAATACTCAAATCTCAAGGCTTATTATCCTTAAAAAAAGCCTCTCCGTGCTTCTTTTTGGCTGAGGAACTCTATCCTTCCTTCTTCCATTATATCCCTCTTTCCTTATTCTTTTTTCCTTGTATCTTTCTTTTTGTGTTTTTTATTGTGGTGTTTGTTTGGGTGTTGGAACTTATCAGATTCATTCCGTGTACCCAGGTTCACTTGAACCGGTACTTTTATATGGGGGTCTTGAACTTTTTCACATTAGAGTGAGGGGACACAAGTCCCAACAAGTGAGGTGATTAGAAATGGAGATACAAGTATATGAGACTGAGACAGGAAAAGGATGCCACATAGTGGAAATACAGGCAGAGGATAAACATATAATCGTATATCTTGCCTGCGAAGATGAACTATACGACTTACTACAGAGACTGCCTGATATCTACAGTGTTCTACGTTTCTTAGAGAATCTGGCAGATGACATAATGACTGACATAAACTATCATCGTGTTGTTGAATTCATGCGCGAACATAAAAAGACAGCCTGCAGAGTTTTAATTAGAAATCAGGGGTTCTATGCATTAGAACCAATAAACCTATAATTTTGAGGTGGAATAATGGTTAAAGTATACAACAAAACCCTCAATATAAATGAAGAGAATATAGAGGACTTCATCGACCTTGCTAATGAAATCATAGACATAGTAAGCAGCGATGAAGATTACGAAGATGAACAAGTATTCAGTGAGATACCACGTAGTTGTTATCCTATTCCATGTTTAAACAATTATCTGGGTTCAGATGTGGATATAGGTGGCTTAGAACTGTCATTTTATCTTGAATCCTTGTACGAATACGTTGCAATGGTAGCTGATGAATATATCATGTTTAGTATGGAGAATCCCTATAAGACCGATTATGAGCTGCTTGATAGCTATAATCGGTTTTTAGCGATAACTGAAGGGGATTATGCCTATGACGCTAATCCCAGGGTGGTGGAGTATTTTGAGTATATCGGTGTCGGTAGACTTGAGGACAGTGGTGGACTTGAGTTTATTGATATCGATGATTCTCACTTACAAGATTAACCTTATTCTTTTTTTATAAATGTCAGTATTACTTAATCTCATTTTTTTATTACGTGTTATGGGTGTTGGTGCCTGGTGTTGGTGCCTGGTGTTGGTGCCTGGTGTTGGTGCCTGGTGTTGGTGCCTGGTGTTGGTGCCTGGTGTTGGTGCCTGGTGTTGGTGCCTGGTGTTGGTGCCTGGTTTTGGTGCCTGGTG